GGAAAGCAAGCTATCTTCTACGATATCCGGCGCCTTGATTGGCTTCCATGGCTTGAGTCCTTCGCACGCAGTCTCTATCCGGCTGATCATTGCATCGAACTGAGCCTGTTTGTCTGCCTCGGTCTTTACCCATTGCAGTGCCACCTCGCCATCTCGGTACAGCGTCGAGGATCCTTTTACTGCGTAGCCAGTTGGAACAGTGTGGACATGGTCATGGTCTGGAGCGTAGCCTGCTCTCGCGGCTTTACCCTCTACGGCGTTGATTGAATTCCTGGCATTGCTTCTATCGACGCCGGTAGCTTTTGATATATCAGTCCAGCTTAGTCGATCAACGTATCGTAGTTTAATTAGATCTCTTTGCTGTTGCGTTGTGCAGTATTCCTGTAACGGATGATCCATTGCCTTCGTCCCCCTGAAGTTAATGGTTAAGGTTGTATCTCCCTCATCGTCTTTGCCCGTGCTAATACAGCGACTATCTGCGCCATTTCTGCCGGGTCTACGGAGATAAACATTTGAGGATCTTCAGTGTTTGCTACACGAATATAGTGGAGCTGAAGATATGAAAGTAAAACAGCCAGAACATCGGCCTCCGTTCTTATCGGGGCTGGTGCGGTGTCCATGCTTTTGCCTTCGGAGTTGAAAAGTTAGACAAGGGTGGCATAGGTTTGACGAAAAGTCACGTGCTTGTAGCTACCATCGTGCCACCGCAGGGCAGGTGGGATGCGGCAATTCTGTCCACCGGGGTGCCGCCAACCAGCTCAATCAGGCAAGGAGTGCCTTGGACTTACATCCGATTGTACTATCGTTGTTCTCTGGCTTTCCAGTCCTCGCACTGCTCGAAACCCTCGATGTAGGCTCGTGAAGATTGAAGGTTAGATCGACCATCAAGGCAATCAGCCCAGCCTTGTCGATAGTCAGCCTCGATCAAGTCAAGATAATCATTCATGTGCCACTCACAGGCGGCTTCGATTGGGTCTTGCACTAGTTCAAACTCCTTTGCTACTCGCACACGCTTTAACATTTGGATGGATTGCTCCAACGAATCTAATTGCTCATCAGGTATAAACATTATCTATACTCCTCTAGTCTTGAACAGACCTCATCATCGTTAAGAATGTGATGCCCATACCACTTACAATATCGGATATTGAGAGTGTACTCGTTTACTCTCATTACTAACCCCCAAGCATCATCAATATATGAGTGATGCTCTACATCGTAATCAGCATCGATCTCTGACACATCAACAAACAACGTAGCAAGCCTAGTGTTTCTATTGTAGTCATCGACGATAGCGCCGTGGTAAGTAGACTGGTCATCTGATATATGACGTTCAGCCTCAACAACAATGCATACTTTATTCTTGTCCATTGAATACCTCGCTTATTGTTTTGAATGAAGGTATCCCATTAATCTGCTTTGTGCCAAGTATCTCCGTAATGAAGTCATTCATGTCCTCAAAGGTAGGCTTGATATCATTGGCTTTGCAGTAATTGAAATACGTGCGAACTAGATTCTCTGGATAATACTTATCGCTCATCACTAGCCTCCAGTTCTTTAACTTCTTCAGTTAGATAGTGGATACAGCTTTTGATATTGAGATGGGTACGTGCCAACGTATCAGATGGCTTTCGTACTTCATCAAGTTTGTTTGATGCCTGAACTAACAAGTCAACTGCTTTGTTAATCTTGTCTCTGCCATCCATGTAGTAAATAGGATTAGGATGACTGTTAAGTGGAACAATATCAGGGAACATCCAATGAGCATTGTATCGAACTGTTTGGTCATAGATGTCTTTCTTGTCGTATAGATTCAAGAGCTCGTCCATCAGGATGGTAACTTCTGAATCAGTCAACTCAGGGCAGATCTTGGCTACGTAAGTAAAGCTAAAGTCTCTCATTAGTATGCCTCCTCGATAGGCTCATCAGCCCAGTAGTTAGGATCGGATAACACGTCAGATCTATACTTAGATAGTTTTACCTTGACGCACTTATCACAAACACGGCACAGCTCAATACCTCTGGCATCGTATTCCCACCAAGAGTCTTCGCCTTCATGCATACAATATTCTAATTGGTTCATCTGTTTCTCCTTTTTAAGATGATTGAGGAGGGATTACGCATCCCCCCGCTGGAGCAGGGGGTGCGAATCCCGACGAATTAATGATTCGTCTTTTTAAGATAAGCTTCAGCATATTCATTCATGCAGTCAGCTAATTTATGGAATTGATCTTTATCAACCGCACTAATTCGGATGATTTCTTTTCCGGTTTCTGTTGAGACCATATAATATTCTTCGGTATCAAGACTTAGAAAAACAGAAAAGCCTAACTCTCTTTCTGCTTTGGTTAGTTCTGGTCTTGTTTCAACTTGCATTTGAAGGCTACTAATTAAAGCCTCGGCGTTCATTTTGATATCCATTGATATCTCCTTTTGTTGTTTATGCGGCGTCATACTTCCGCATCATTTCAAATTGCGACATGCAATACTCGTGAGCTTTCTTGGCATTAGTCGCGGCTGTTGTGAAATACTTTGGATCATCCTTGATCGCTTTCTTCCACGAGTTTAGGTAGCTGGCGTGTTGAGATATTTCATAAGGCACACCTAATGAATTGCATAGGAACACAGCGCCCAGCTCAGCTACCAATTCTTCACGGGCGTAATCCTCACTCCCGAATCGTCCAGACATATCGCGATCTAGTCGCTTGTGATGACCAGTAGCATGGATGCATTCGTGATAGAAAGTAGATTGATGGGCATCGTCCGATTCAAATTGCTCGGGTAATGGCATCTTGATGATGTCAGTTGTTGGTGAGTAACAAGGGTTATGATGCTTTTCACTTTGAACAGTGACTTGCAATGCATCGGCTAGCTCGTAAGGATTTTCTAGTTTGCTTTCTCGAAGATCCTGTGGCGGTAGCTCAAGCCCGACCTGCTCGATATTGAATACGTTATACAGCTTGCCGTATTGAAATACTTTTTCAGGATCGTTTTTGTCTACGCCTTTTCCAACGAACATGACCGGGGTAGCTTCAAGTCCTTTGAATGAAACACCCATGTCAATGCATTGCTTGGCAGTTAACCAGAAAGGATTTGACCAGCCATTGATCATCATAGATATAGCAGTCAGCAGTTGGTTGTTGCCGGTGTAAACGTGTCCAGTTACAAAGTTACGATTTGCACCAGACTGTGACTGCCATGTTTTACGCCATGTCGTTTCATCGTCCATAGCTTTGAGCACAAGGTCAGTAATACGCTTGTAATTGATAGCCATATTGGCCTCCTGTTTTGATGAATGAGAATAAAGGTTACCAAAGTTTGATAACCTTTGCAAAAGTTATTGATAAGTTTCAGCCTCCTCTTTAATGATTGTAATAATTTCTATGTAACTCAGACCAAATGCTTTAGCCCAATGTACAAAGCCTTCGATGTCTTGCCTGTTTAATAGAAAGTATTCTACGTTTGACAAGACTGTTTCGCCGGTATCTCCTCTGGCATACCATCGTGTTTCAGTATTCATGATTATCTCCTGCTTTAAATTTTTGTTCTTGCTCAAGACTTTCTGCACATTGCCAACAGATAGAGTCACCATAAATATCGTTATAAACAACAGATGAATCAGAAAAAAATAATCCATCACATAAGGGACAGCTAAACATACTGTCTAACCAAGATGTAAGCGCCATTAGAACCACCCTCCATGAGAGACTGTTGGATCTTTTTTAAGCTTGCCGTTAGTCATTTCGTATACATCAAGAAAATCCATGAACTCAATTTTCTTTCGCTTACGAACACACCATCGGCTACCTTCTCTACCTTTAAAGTCACCTAATCTTTTAACGTGACGAATAGGATATGACTGACCTTCTTGACTGATGTAATACATAACAATCTCCTTTTTGATTAATCCCAATGGATAGGACAAAGATATAAGTTATTGCGAAAACCAATCATCAGCTCTCGCCAATTAGTTTCAGCATCAGGCCAAACCTTTTGAACGGTTAAGCTTTGATCGGATAGATATCTTTCGACATCAGATTTTTTAGCAACGATTGATTGCATGTTGCCGCATACAACACAGTCAACTTTAATCAATACTTGCTCAGCTACTTCACACATAACAATCTCCTTTTATCAATTGAAGCGAGGGTTCTTTGCGCCCCGCACAACTCGGGGGCGCAAGAACACGAGCGTTACTCGTTATAATTAATCTCCTTCATAGCATCGTAAGCAGTTTTAAAATGACCTTTAGGCAAAGTTTCTTGACCAGCTAAGTCTTCATAAAATGGAGAAAGACTTTCAATGCAATCATTTATTTGATCGAGCGTTGCATCAAATTTAAATTGCATATAAGCCAAAGTCTTATTGTTTTGATCAAACAATCGTATGACTTTCATAGATATCTCCTTGGTAGTTGGTCAAGGAATGCCCGGACAGTGCCAGGGAATTCGCTTGCCATCTCATTAAATTCAATGACATCACGCATGAACTGTCCGTTAGGTGACAGCACACCCATCGTTTCTGCTTCGATAATGACTTGTAACCATTCATCATCATCACAGTTAATAAGTGCGCTACGAGCAACACGATCCCATATTGGTTTCTTGTGTTGATTAATTTTGACAACACGATTAGATAGCTTAGTCGTCATACGGATACTCCTCGTCTGCTTCGTCATCGTTAGGTGATTCATCTCCAAGACTGTAACCTTCGCTGTAATAATCAGCATCGTACTCTTTGCCAAGTGTTTGGCGGATACGTTTTTCAGAAATACTGGTTGCCCATTCGACGGCATCGTCTTCGCTTTTTGCTAACACCTTGATAATCATTTCAACATTGCTTGTTACCTGAACACAGTAAACCCGCTTCTCAAGACTTTCTTTGATTTCGCAAATCCTGTCTTCTACATAATTTAATGACGACCGTATTTTTTGAAGGGCGTCTTTGTCATCAGCACCAAGACAATGATCTATCTCGTGATGATTAAGGTGGTGAAGCAACCGACTGCGATAGTCAATTAAATTGTGGAATAGACCATCAAGGTCGGTAATTAAGTTGTCTTTCATGCTACATCCTCCATTGGGATTTCAATTACTTCACTGACCATTAGATCAACTAAGTGCGGGTTATCATCAACAAGCCAGCCATTGCACCATCCATCTTCGGCGCTAATGCCTGCTCTGACTTTGTCTTTTGCTTCTACTTCAACAGTGTGTACTGTCGTTTCGATTAGCGTTACTAGATATTTCATATCATCTCCTTTTTAAATGAATGAACCGCCGCATGTAGCGACGCGCCCCGACACCGGCGCTGTCCAGCCGGTATAATCGTCGGGCGCGCTAGCGCGGCGGGTTCGGTGTCCCATCGCCCCTTGCGTTACGCCCTCGCGTTACACCACCGTTACGCGCCAGCGGCCATCGTCCTTATTAACGGTGATAATTTGATATAACTATTAATTGATGCGATGTAAGTCAGGACACGCGGGAAGCGGAGGCTTCAGCCGGAGCGGTAAATAGCGCGGCTATGCCGCGGCTACCGCGTGCCCTGGCGCTTAAGATTGGAAACCAACATAAAAAAAGGGAGCCGAAGCTCCCTTGGAATTTGTTTAAGCGATTTTGCGACGCTTGTTGCTAGGCAAGGTCTTTTCGGTTTTGTCGACCTTTTTGGCGGAGGGATCGTATCGCAAGTTCGGATTGTCAATGGTGCACTCACCCTGAAACTTCTCGATGGATTCGAACATCCGCTCGCAAGCCATTCGATCGATACATCCGCTTATGTTCGGACGTCGACCCTCTGGCTTTTGATTAAACCAGAATGACATCGGCAACCGCATCTCCGAGCCGTCTGTGAATTTGAATACGATGTTTCCGCCGTGTGTAGGTGCCCGGTCATTGCTCGATCCGTATTTTGGAGTCCAAGCGGCGAGTGAGATGGATTCAACCTTGTTCATAACTTCGATAGATGTTTTCATTTTAAGTCTCCTTGACTCTTGATTGATTTGTCCCGAATGGGACACTTCCCACACAGCATGGATTAGCGAGGGGCAAACTGCTATGGCTGGAATCGAGACAGGCGCGGATGTGGGTATATCCGTGGCTGGGTCGATACCCAGACAAGTTTGCGTGTCAAGACAACCGTAAAACCCTCAAGGGTTTTGTTTACGGTTCTCGCCGAGGAGCTTGCGACGAGGGTCTTTACACTCACCTCGCCCATGCTATGACTAACCCGCGCCACATAGGCGGGTAACTGTTCCGCTAGATGGAGCCGCTCTGCGGCGGAATCATGCGGATATTCGGGAAGGGGTGAACGGATGCGGGAGCGTGAACCCCCGACCGATAGGGAGCCGAATAAAGTTACCCGGTTATGTAGAGAGCGCGCGGGCGCGAGCGGCAGAAAGAGGTTTAGTCCGGAGGACGTGCCGAAGGGAATCCCGTATGAAGGGATTACCGAGGTAAACCGCGCTTTATAGCGAGCCAACGATGTTCGCAGTACCTCCAGCGGTGTTGGTTATCCGAACGAATCCTCGATGTTGTATAGGTTAAGTGGATCCTTCTCCGACACACATACAGTGCTCCTACAGAATTACGCGTTATATATTTTATGGCACCTGTATGCATTGGCTGGATATATAGCAAATCTGCGGGATGTTTCGGTTAAAAGATACGGAAATTACGGTACCGGGGGGGGGTCAGTGCGACTTCGGTGAATATATAGTTCCCACCCAGATACAAAAAAGGGTGATTTCCGATCCAAGATAACTAATTGTTTTCCCTCTATTTGTTAGTAAGCACTAACTTATTTTAAGTACCCGCCCCCTAAATCATGGGCACGCTGGGCATTCTGGGCATCCTGCATGCCCTAACGGGCATTCTGAATAAAAAAAGGACAGGAGGGATTGTTTTAGTAAAGGTATCTATATAGGATAGGGAGGGTTGGAGGGCATAAAGGAGCTCTTTTTCTTTTGTACTTATCGATCAGTAAAAAGGACGCGCATACATCGGCTCTGATGGGGGCTGATACTGTTAAGCTTTGTGAGATGCAAGGCTTCCCACCAAGGTTAGATAACAAAAATCAAAGTAGGGTTGAAGCAAACATACAGGGCTTTAAGGCTGAGTTTGTTATTGCTCGGCTTTTTAATCTTGATTTACCTACTATTAATATATTAAGTGATGGTGGCATTGACTTATGGCATGGCAATACATCGATTGATGTAAAGTTTACCAATAAAGAAGAAGGGCCATTAGTTTTTGATACGTTAGATAAATTTAGGGCTGATGTTGCCATTTTGGTTGGGGCGACATCTAACCCAAATGTATTTAAAGTTAATGGATGGTCTGATAAAAAGTATTTTTCGTTAAATGCTCAGGCTTGTGATTTTGGTTATGGGCCAAGATTAAAGTTAGAAGCACACGAAACAAAGCCGATAGAAACTTTGTGGCGATGTTTTATGATTGAAAAGTTTGGAAACTTCAACGATCATTAAATTATGGAAGAAAGTTACTACAAACGCCGTAAGCAAGAAATCAAACAGCGTAAACAGGAGCAAGGCAGACCCTCTAAAAAGGATTTGGCTAAGAACTCTCCCGGTGGTAGGGGAAAACCCGGCCGTCCAAAGGGTGATGCGACGATTATTAACGAGTACAAGGCTCGTATGCTGGCATCTCCTAAGTCGAAAAGGGTGTTGGATACCATTTTTGATGCGGCGTTAGACCATGATCACAAGAATCAGGCGGCGGCATGGAAGTTGGTAATGGATAGAATCCTTCCCGTAGCGGCTTTTGAAAAGGATGTGGTGCAGAATGGCGGTAAATCTGCTATTCAGATTAATATAAGCGGCGTAGGGATGGCGGATATTAAAGAAGTAGACACTTCCACTATCCAACCTACAGTGATTGACGGGGAAAGTGATGAGGTTCTTTGAACTATCGGAGTTTGATTGCCAGGAAACGGGTAAAAATGAAATGCACCCTGATTTTTTGCATCGTCTTGATCACTTAAGGAAGGTTTGCGACTTTCCTTTTATCATCACTAGCGGCTATAGAGATCCTTCTCACTCCGTTGAGGCTAAAAAACCTGTTCCTGGCACTCACTCTCAAGGCATCGCCGCTGATATTAGAATCACTAACTCGGCTGATCGGTTTACAATCGTTGATCAGGCTATTTATGCTGGTTTTTCTGGTATCGGTATTGCTGATGGCTTTGTTCACCTCGATATCCGAGACACTACTCCACGAATCTGGCTCTACTAATGCTGACTACTAAACACCAAACAATTACGACAACCGACGAAACTACTCTATTTACTGTTCCTACGGGTTATGTAGCTAATATTTACTACATCTTTATTGCTAATCATGGCGGTAGTGCTAATACAGTAACTTTAAAGTGGGAAAATAGTGCTGGTGTTGACCAACTGTTTTTCTTCGATGGCGATAGTATTAATGGCGGCAATAAAGAAACGCTAGGAGGTCAGTCGTCTATTCCGTTATTTGTTATTCAGGCTGGCGAAGTCGTTAAGTGCCAAACAGGAAGTACTGGTGATGTAGAGTTTTCAGTAACTTTTAATTTAGAAGAGCGGGTATCGCCGTTTAATGACTTTGACTGATGGTTATTGTACTTGGCGCTGATTGGTGCGAAGGCTGTAAATCAATCAGAAAAAAACTAACCAAACACGACATCGAACACTCGTATGTTCGTATTCCACCCGGCCAAGAAGGGTGGGATATGGTTGAGTTTTTAACAGGGAGAAGAGCGGTGCCGGCAATTATGTATAAGTTTGGCTCACCCTCTGAACTTAATCACTTGCTAAAGGAATCTGGATCAACTGAGAGAGAACTAACTCAGGATGAGATAGATGAGTTTGAATAATGACTGATCTCAATATCGAACTATTGCCTTGGCAACAACAAGTTTGGTCAGACGACACTCGTTTTAAAATCGTAGCGGCAGGACGACGAACGGGTAAATCACGGTTAGCCGCATGGATGTTAATAGTAAATGCTCTTCAGGCCGATAGGGGACACGTATTTTACGTTGCTCCAACACAAGGACAAGCCCGAGACATCATGTGGCAAACCCTTCTGGAGCTTGGGCATCCTGTTATCGCTGGCAGTCATATCAACAATCTGCAAATCAAACTCGTCAACGGAGCCACCATCAGCCTCAAGGGCGCTGACCGACCCGAAACAATGCGAGGTGTCAGTCTTAAATTCTTAGTGATGGACGAATACGCCGATATGAAACCGGAAGTATTCGAGCAGATCTTGAGACCCGCTTTGGCGGATCAAAAGGGTTGTGCAATGTTTATTGGCACGCCGATGGGAAGGAACCATTTCTATGAACTGTATAAGTATGCGGAGCTTGGTGATGATGAAACGTACAAGGCATGGCACTTTACTTCTTACGATAATCCTCTTCTTGATGAAGGGGAAATTAATATTGCAAAAAAGTCTATGTCTTCTTATGCGTTTCGTCAGGAGTTTATGGCGTCGTTTGAAGCCCGTGGTTCAGAAATGTTTAAGGAAGATTGGGTTGTCGTTAGTGAAGATGAGCCGGATGTAGGAGATTATTATATTGCCGTTGACTTGGCTGGATTTGAGGAAGTCAACAAGAAACGTACCAAGAATACAAAGCTGGATGACACCGCAATCGCGGTGGTCAAGGTTAGTCCTAGCGGTTGGTATGTTGATAATATTATCTACGGACGCTGGAGCCTTGACGAAACCGCGGCCAAAATATTTCAGGCAGTACGAGATTATCGCCCCGTTAGTGTGGGTATCGAACGAGGAATTGCTAAACAGGCGGTAATGTCGCCGTTAATGGATTTGCAAAAGCGCTATGGCAATTTCTTTCGGGTAGAAGAATTAACCCACGGCAACAAAAAGAAAACCGACAGAATCATGTGGGCATTGCAGGGCAGATTTGAAAACGGGTTTATTACATTAAATAAAGGGGAGTGGAACTCTAGATTCCTTGATCAGCTATTTCAGTTTCCTGATCCGCTTACCCATGATGACTTAGTGGATGCATTAGCGTACATTGACCAACTAGCTAATGTAGCCTATGACTACGAATATGAAATTGAAGACCACGAAATCCTAGACGTGGTAGCAGGGTATTAATATGAGTGAGCTGTATGAAACAGATCCAATCGTTATTGAGGAGTCAGTCGAAGGCTGGGTTATTAGCAAGTGCGAAGACTGGCGTGACTACTATGAATCGAATTATGAAGACCGTTTTGAAGAGTATTATAGACTCTGGCGCGGTATCTGGGATCCTGCTGATAGTGAGCGCCGTTCTGAGCGTTCTAGGATTATTTCTCCTGCACTACAGCAGGCCGTTGAATCTAATGTAGCCGAACTCGAAGAGGCTACCTTTGGACGAGGAAAGTGGTTTGACGTCTCTGACAATATGGGTGATACCGAACGTCAGGACGTCCTTTTTCTCCGAAACAAACTAACCGAAGACTTTGAAAACTGCATGATCCGCAAGTCTGTTGCGGAATGCCTAATCAACGCGGCGGTATTTGGAACCGGCGTTGGTGAAATCGTTATCGAAGAAATGAAAGAAATGGCACCAGCCACCCAGCCTGTCATGGATGGGGATCTTCAGGCGGTAGGTGTTAGCATTACCGATCGAGTTAAAGTAAAGCTAAAGCCCGTTCTCCCGCAGAACTTCCTAATTGATCCTGTTGCTACGTCAGTTGAAGACGCTATGGGTGTTGCAGTTGACGAATTTGTAAGCCGACACCAAGTAGAACTCCTGCAAGAGCAAGGTGTTTATAAGGATGTCTATGTGGGTCCTGCCGCTCCCGATACCGATCTAGAGCCTGATCAGGATCTCACTATCTACAATGACGATAAGGTTCGACTGACTAAATACTATGGTCTTGTTCCCAGAGATTTAATGGATAACATCGATGATGACTCGGACTCTAAGTATGTCGAGGCGATTGTAGTCATTGCTAACGGCGGGATTCTTCTCAAGGCGGAGCCTAACCCGTACATGATGCAGGATCGCCCTGTTGTAGCATTCCCTTGGGATGTAGTGCCTGGCCGATTCTGGGGTCGTGGCGTTTGTGAGAAAGGCTATAACTCTCAAAAAGCACTCGATACAGAACTCCGTGCTCGAATCGATGCACTAAGCCTTACTATTCACCCAATGATGGCTATTGATGCCACCCGCCTGCCTAGAGGTGCTAAACCTGAAGTACGCCCCGGCAAGATGGTATTAACAAACGGTGATCCCCGCGAGGTATTACAGCCGTTTAACTTTGGGCAGGTAAGTCAGATTACCTTTGCTCAAGCCGGTGCATTACAGCAGATGGTTCAGCAGGCTACTGGCGCGGTAGATTCCGCCGGTATTGCTGGTCAGGTTAATGGTGAGTCCACTGCCGCCGGTATTAGTATGTCGTTAGGGGCTATTATTAAACGGCATAAACGCACACTAATTAACTTCCAACAATCATTCTTGATTCCATTTGTTAAGAAAGCCGCATATCGCTATATGCAGTTTGATCCTGAAAACTACCCTGTTGCTGACTATAAGTTTAACGCTAGCTCTACGCTGGGCATTATTGCTAGAGAGTACGAAGTTACTCAGCTTGTTCAATTGCTTCAGACAATGGGTCAAGAATCTCCGCTCTATCCAACATTGGTTCAGTCGATTATTGACAATATGAACCTGTCGAATCGCGAAGAGTTGATAGCGGCAATGACTCAGGCCATGCAACCTAACCCGCAGGCTCAACAAGCTCAAATGCAAGCACAACAAGTGCAGGCAGAGCTACAGAAGTCTCAGACAGCCGCACTTATGGGTCAGGCACAAGAGTCTCAAGCGCGGGCTACGAAGCTTATGGCTGAGGCTCAAGCTGTTCCTCAAGAACTTGAAATTGACAAGATCAATGCAATTACTAGAAACTTGAAGGAAGGCGATCAAGAGGACAAAGAGTTTGAGCGTCGTATGC